TAGAGAGTGGCGTGATAACAAGGAGTTACAACGAATCTCTACTGAGCTTATTAATGGTAATAGAGATGTGACACCGCCTTGCAGTGTGTGCGATGTGCAGTGTGCAAAGCCTGAGTTTGTTGAAAGGTACAAAAAATGGGTATAGCCAAGTTCAAGCTAAAGTGGCGGGAAGTGGGCGGTGCGCTACGCCGCCTATACAAAAACCCAGACGACTTAGAGGCGGCGTTCGTTTTGTTTAACTGGCTATCATCCGCTTCGGTACGTAAGCAGTACGATGTATTTAGACGTTCGCCTTTGGGTTCTCGTGTAATAGTAGGCAGAGAATCTCTAGTTAACGTATTAGATGATGTGGACAGATTACGGGCCATGCCTGCCGGTAGTCTTGGCAACGAATACTCCAAGTTCTTAGTAGAAACAGGTCGGTCTACCGCGCAGTTCGCAGGCGATACCAAGGGCAAAGGCGAAAAGCCATCAGAGTCAGGGTTCAACACCTACATCAAGTGGTATAGAGATCAACATGATCTGACGCATACGGTCACTGGCTACGAGCGTAACCCCTTTGGTGAAGTGGTACTTCTTTGGTTCTTGCACGGTAACTTTGCGAATCTAGGTATCATCGCTATGACGATACCCATGACAATCACCCATGCTAGGAAGAAAGGGTGGGGTGTATTTGGCGCATCTTTTGAAGCGTACTGGCACGGTAAGAAATCGGAGTGGCTTGCCGGTATAGACTGGCCTGTTTTGTTAGACCAGCCCTTAGAGATCGTGCAGCAAAGAATCGGCGTACGTCAGCCCACAAGATATAAAGCGTTAATGACTAAGCTACGTGCGGCGAAAGAGAACGCCAAGTGAAGATAGTAGATAACTTCTTATACCCTGATCTTTACGACAGACTTGTACGGGACATCCGTACCTTGTCGTACCGATTCGTTGATGAGGTGGGGGAAGCGAAGAAGTTTGAAGCAGATTTAGACGAGTCCGTGTGTCAGAGAATCAAGCAGTGCTACGAAGATAAGGTAGCCAAGACCGAGGGGTTCTTTTCAGCGGGTGTTGTGCGCTGTGACCCCAAGTACACCTACGCCTTACATGCAGATCACCCAAACAAATTAGTCAGTTCTGTGGTGTATTTGTACCCAGAAGTGAGTGACGGGACGCACTTCTTAAAAGAAGACAAAGGTGCTCAGGGCAAGGTTATGGAGGAAGTTGTCTGGTTCCCTAACCGCTTGGTGACATGGCGAAACGAAGGCCAACTACACTTATACCATAACAAAACAAAGGAACCGCGAATCACGTTAAACATATACCAAAAAAGGAATAGTGGTGCGTTTAAGGTTCTTACCAAACAAAAGGAAACATAGTGGATCTTATAACCTTGGACTTTGAGACGTTCTACAGTAAGGACTTCTCACTAACAAAAATGACAACCGAAGAGTACGTACGCGACCCGCGTTTTGAGATCGTAGGCGTAGGGGTAAAGGTAAATAATGGCGATATTGAATGGGCTTCGGGAACGCACGAAGAACTTAAAGAATACCTTGACGGGTTTGACTGGGCTAACAGTATGGTGCTGGCTCACAACACTATGTTCGATGGCGCTATATTGTCTTGGCTATTTGGTATTCGCCCTCGGGTTTGGGCTGATACTCTTTGTATCGCCCGTGCTGTACACGGGGTGGAAGTTGGTGGAAGCCTCAAGGCGCTTGCGGAAAGATACAATATAGGCGCTAAAGGTACCGAGATACTTAACGCGCTAAATAAACGCCGTTTGGATTTTACTGATGATGAGTTAGATCGTTACGGCGACTATTGCATCAACGACGTGCAGCTTACTTATGACCTGTTCAACATTTTCTTGAAGCAAGGCTTCCCTAAGAAAGAACTAAGGATCATCGACTGCACCTTGCGTATGTTTATTAACCCGATGCTGGAACTAGACCAAGACTTATTGGCGCAGCATCTTGAGAACATCAAGCAGTATAAAGATAACTTGTTATCTGATGCCGGTGTGACCGACAAGAAAGAACTAATGAGTAACGACAAGTTTGCGGAGTTACTGCGTTCTAAAGGTGTCGAACCACCTACCAAGGTCAGCCCCACTACAGGCAAAGAGACCTTCGCATTTGCTAAAACAGATGAAGGGTTCAAGGCACTTGCCGAGCATGAAAACCCATCGGTGCAAGCACTGGTAGCCGCCAGACTAGGTAACAAAAGTACGTTGGAAGAGACTCGTACACAGCGGTTCATCGACATAGCGGGTCGCGGTACTCTGCCGGTTCCTGTGAGGTACTACGCAGCGCACACTGGCAGGTGGGGTGGGGATGACAAGATCAACCTACAAAACCTACCTAGCCGTGGGCCAAACGGTAAGATGTTAAAGAAAAGCATTGTCGCGCCTGCCGGATACACACTCATAGACTGCGACTCATCGCAGATCGAAGCACGAGTGCTGGCGTGGTTCGCGGGGCAGGATGATTTGACCGATGCGTTCCGCAACAAAGAAGATGTGTACGTCAAGATGGCGGCACGGATCTACGAAACATCGGAAGACCAGATAACAAAAGACCAGCGGTTCGTAGGCAAGACCACGATCCTTGGCGCTGGTTATGGTATGGGTGCCGTCAAGTTCCAAGCGCAGTTAAAATCTTTTGGTACGGACATATCACTTGATGAAGCACGGCGAATTATAAACATCTACCGCGATGCGAACTGGAAGATTAGTCATGTGTGGCGGGAAGCACAGCACATGGTTGCCGCTATGGAACGGGGAGACAGCTACCAGTTTGGTAAGAAGGGTGCGCTTGAAGTTATAGGAAACCGGGAAGCTATACGTCTACCGTCTAAGCTCCTAATGCGTTATCAGGATCTACGTGGGGAGCAAGGTGAGCGGGGGATTGAATACAGCTACAAGACCCGTCGAGGCCGAACACGGATCTACGGCGGGAAAGTCATAGAGAATGTCTGCCAAGCCCTAGCACGGTGCGTGATAGGTGACCAGATGCTCTTAATAAATAACAAGTACCGAGCGGTACTTACAGTTCACGACTCAGTTATCGCATGTGTACCTGAGTCTGAAGCAGAAACGGCCCAACAATATGTTGAGAAGTGCATGAGGTACGTCCCGACATGGGCCGAAGGGTTGCCACTTGAATGTGAGAGTGGCGTAGCAAACGCATACGGAGATTGCGAATAATGGATACGAAAATAAAAAATACAGGCATCGCGCTAGGGCTTGGCAAACATTCTCTATACGGGCACGATTGGGCTGAAGAAACTACGGAGGAACGCGCTCCTCACCCAGTAAAACCGCACAGTAGGACAGCGCATCTGTACGATATACTGTCGAGTTTGGGTGGTAGCGCCACGCTGACAGGAATGTGGAAGATAATTCCCGCCTCAGACTTAGCACCTAAACCCAAAAACAAGCAAGAGCTACGTAAGTGGCTTAGTCAAAGCGGTACCAGTAAAGGGTACATTACAAAAACGAAAAAGGATCACTACCGAATAGCAACGCTTGAAGAGTACAGAACGATTTTTGGGAGGAACAAGGCTACACATCGTAGGTATTTGGATAAACAAATACGGCAGGAAGCAAGGGCTGCGGCTAAGGCTGCGACTCCTAACCCAGTTGTGAAACAGCCAGTTGTGAAACAGTCAGTTGTGAAACAGTCAGTTATGGAGAAGCCAGAGAATCCCTTGAAGTTTATGTTGGAGTACGTGGGTGCGCTACTTGGCGCTACTTCTGCTATAGTGTTGTTCTATGCTGTTTTGAAGGTGGTGTAAGGAAGATGGAAGAGCAGCAAACGCTAGACGAGTTTCTGCGACGTGACAACGCTGATGCCGTTATAGACGATGCGACATATTTACAAGAAGTCATGAACAATAGAGATATAACATTTGACCACGCTCTTATGGCACTACTTATAGCTGAGTTACGTGACTTAAATCTGGTATTTGATTCTCGATGAGCGTAGCACCGTGGTCGTTCAGTAAGATCAAGGCATTCCAGCAATGTCCTAAGCAGTTCTACCATGAGAAGGTACTCAAGCAGTACCCGTTCAAGGAGTCTGAGGCTACGTTGTATGGAACAGCTTTTCACGAAGCTGCGGAAGAATATATCCGTGACGGTGGTAAACTTGACCCACGGTTCAGTTACGCACAGGGTATGTTAGATGCACTGAACGCCAAGAAAGGCGAGAAGCTATGCGAGATCAAGATGGGACTGACCAAGGATCTGGAAGCGTGTAGCTTCTTTGCTGACGATGTTTGGTTCCGAGGTATCGCCGATCTTGTGATCTTGAACCGCGAAGACAAGCTCGCATGGGTGATTGACTACAAGACTGGCAAGTCGGCAAGATATGCGGACAAGGGACAGCTAGAGCTTATGGCTCTGGCTACCTTCAAGCACTATCCTGAGATCGAGACCGTTCGCGCAGGGTTATTGTTCGTAGTGAGCAATGACTTAATTCGAGACCGGTATTCGATTGAAGACCAAGAAAAGCTATGGACGAAGTGGCTGAGTAAATACAGCGATATGGAAACTTCTTTTGAGCACGATACTTGGAACCCCAACCCTAGTGGCCTATGTAAAGCATGGTGCCCTGTGTTGGAGTGTCCACATAACGGAAAGAACTGATGCCGTACAAGAATCCGAAGGATCGTAAGAAACAGAAAAACCCCCCAGTGGGTAGCCCTGCACACGAAGCACGTATGGAGAGACAACGTGCCAGACGCGCTATGGACAGAACGAGCCGTGATGCCAACAACAACGGCAAAGCGGACAAGCGAGAGGGTAAGGACGTAAGCCACAACAAGATGTTAAGTCGTGGTGGTAGTAACAAAGACGGCGTTCGTATAGAGAGCGCCAGTAAGAATAGAAGTCGCAATGGCAAGAAGCCCCTAAAGAAAGCGACTCATCGACCTCAACGTAGGTCATAAACAGTTTAGACCAAGGCACTTTCCTGCCTGTTAGCACCGTTCCCGTCCGGTGTGGTCGTCTGGCGGGCTTTTTAACCGCGTGTTGTGGACACCCACTTCGCGCTATTTTGCATGGAAGGGTAAATGAAAGTAATAGATAACAAGGCGCTGCTATTGCGGCTACGTGACCCACGGAAAGTTACCGAGGTCATACCAAAGAGTAAGGAGTTATCAGGTAACCGTGTGGTGGTTAACTGGGGCGTAGACGAGGCCCATGTACTCAAGAATCTAAACATCAACGCGCCGTCGCCCATCGAAGGCAAGTACAAATGGACGGGTAAGTACAAACCGTTCGAGCACCAGAAGACTACGGCTGGGTTCCTGACACTCAACAAACGTGCGTTCTGTTTCAACGAACAGGGCACTGGCAAGACTGCAAGTGCTATCTGGGCAGCGGACTTCCTGATGAAACAAGGCCGTATCAAACGCGCTCTGGTCATCTGCCCTCTATCTATTATGGATTCGGCGTGGCGTGAGGATCTATTTAGCTTCGCTATGCACCGCAAGGTAGATATAGCCCACGGTTCAGCGAAGAAAAGAACCGCTGTAATCGAAAGCGATGCGGAGTTCGTGATAATAAATTATGACGGTGTGGCAATCGTAGCGGACGCCATAGCCAACGGTGGGTTCGACCTAGTGATTGTGGATGAAGCCACGCACTACAAGAATGCTCAGACTGACAGGTGGAAGACACTCAACAAGCTACTCAGCCCTGATACGTGGCTGTGGATGATGACGGGTACACCCGCCGCACAAAGTCCGTTGGATGCGTACGGTCTGGCTAAACTTGTTAATCCGAGAGCTGTGCCACGCTTCTTTGGTTCGTTCCGCGATCAGGTCATGTACAAAGTGACCAACTTCAAATGGGTACCTAAGCCCGAAGCTACCGAGATAGTGTTCGGCGCACTGCAACCAGCCATACGGTACACAAAGGAAGAGTGTCTGGATCTACCCGACATGGTGTACACCACCCGTGAAGTACCGCTGACACGCCAGCAAGAGAAATACTACAAAGAGCTGAAGAACCGCATGGTTATGGAAGCTGCGGAAGAGACAGTCACGGCAGCTACAGCAGCGGTCAACATGAACAAGCTACTCCAGATCAGTTCCGGTGCGGTGTACACCGACGACAACGAGGTGGTGGAGTTCGACATCAAGCACCGATACAAGGTGCTACGCGAGGTGATTGACGAGTCCAGCAAGAAAGTCCTGATCTTTGTGCCGTTCAAGCACACGATTCAGCTACTAGCTGACAAGCTACGCAAGGACAAGATACCCACAGAGATTATCAGTGGGGCTGTCAGTGCCACCGAGCGTACGCGCATATTCAAAGAGTTCCAAGAGACAGATACCCCACGAGTGCTGGTCATCCAGCCGCAAGCTGCGGCACACGGCGTTACGCTGACCGCTGCGAACACAATTGTATGGTGGGGGCCAACCAGTTCGGTAGAGACCTACGCGCAGGCCAACGCACGTATCCACAGGGCGGGACAAGATCACAAGTGTACGGTGGTGCAGTTACAAGGATCTCACATAGAAAAGCGCGTGTACGCATTACTAGATAACAAAATAGACACACATACAAAAATTATTGATCTTTACAAAGAAATACTTGATTAAGCCATTGCCTACCACTATATTGCATTTCTCGGCAATGGAAGGACGAAAACATGGCTGATGCGAAGAACGTGGGTGGAGTACCCCTTGGGAAATTGACTGAGGTATATCTCAAGATCAAGGACGAAAGGGAACGCCTATCCGCTGAATACAGGGAAGCTGACGGCAAGCTCGTCAGTAAACAAGAAAAAATAAAGGCCGCACTACTCGACTACTTAAAAGAGAACGACATCAAAAGTGTCAAAACGGATGCTGGTACGTTTTACCGTACGGTTAGGCAGAAGTATTGGACTAGCGATTGGGATTCTATGCGTGAGTTCATTCTTGAGCATGAAGTGCCAGAGTTCTTGGATAAACGCCTTAATCAGAAGAACGTACGGGAGTTCCTAGAAGAAAACCCAGACCTTCTACCTAAAGGCTTAAACGTAGACGCAGAGTACGCGCTCACGATAAGGAAGGCATGATGGAGCAATTAGTTCCAATTGAGGATGTTGCAAAGCACTTTGGTGTGTCATTATCCACGACCCGTAAATGGGTGCGGGATGGGGTCATACCGAGCAATACCTACATAAAAGTGGGTAAAACGCAGCGGTTCGCTTTGGCGAGTATCGCGGAGGCTTTGCTAAAAGGTGACTCAGAAGATGATGGCCCAATGGTAGGTGGTGTAGATCTGGCCGACGTGCCAGACACCGCAGACTTTGATCCATCGGCATTTGATCCTGATGCGGACATTTAATGCGCCGAATCAGTATACAGGGTAGCAAGTTTACTGGGTTAGACATCCAGTCGGATCGCACGGAGATAGACGTAGTTATTGTGAATGCAGCGGTAGTATCACGCGCATATTACAAAGACGACTACGATCCTAGCGCCAAGCGGCTTCCGACATGTTGGTCTAGCGATACCCAGAGACCAGCTCCCGAGGTGCCGCCGAGCCAGAGACAGAGTACGCGCTGCATCGACTGTACGCAGAATGTCCGAGGCTCTGGCAATGGAGGGGGTAGGGCTTGTAGGTTTAGCCAGCGTTTAGCTGTTGTTGAAGAACAAGCGTTAGATACTGTGTATCAACTGCAAGTACCTGCCTCATCCATATTTGGCAAGGCCACTGGTAGAAGCTCTATGCCTCTACAGGCTTACGCTAAATTTTTGAGTGGGCACGGCACGCCAAGTGCGGCGGTAGTGACGAGGATTAGTTTTGATGCGGGTAGCCCTGTACCAAAGCTGTTCTTCTACCCACAGCGACCATTAGAAGAAGAGGAACTACGGAAAGTTAAATTGATGGTGGATGACGATGACACGTTAGCAGCTATTGCTTTCGACATTGTTCCACACAACCGC